TTTGATGTTATAGAAGCGGATCAACCAGCAGGTGTTGTGTTTTGTGAATATGAAATAGACTATAGATCAGACTATAACGATTTATCAACATGATCTATACTTCAATGAAGACCCTAACAACCCTTATTGTCTAATATGAAGTATGAAATCCCAAACGAGGGTGGAACTTACATTCTGAACCCTAAGACTGGCGAAGCAAAGCTAGTTCAACAAACCCAAAAAGCAGAACCCCCTACTGAGGTAACTAAAGATGCCACAACTAACAAGAAAAAGAGTAATTCTGATTGAATCAGAAAGTTCATACGGAACAAGTCCAAGCATGGCTGCTTCAACAGTTGTTCTTGTAAGAGATCTAACAATTACACCGCAATCAAGTGATGTTGTAAGTAGAGAGGTTGTAAGACCATTTTTAGGTGCTTTTCAACAACTTCTTGCGAATACAAGAGTTGAAGTTACCTTTTCTGTAGAACTTGCTGGATCTGGCACAGCTGGGACTGCTCCTAGATACGGAGATGCTCTCAAAGCCTGTGGGTTTTCAGAAACAATAGCTTCTAATACATCTGTTACTTATGCACCAGTATCAAGTTCATTTTCAAGTATTGCTATTCATTACAACACTGATGGTGTAAGACATATTGTTACAGGCTGTCGTGGAAGTTTTACAGTCAACGGATCTGTTGGAGAAATTCCTTCGATTGATTTTACTTTTACTGGAATCTACAATGCTCCAACAGATACAGCGTTACCTGCCGTTACCTATGGTAATCAGGCAACACCATTAATATTTAAAAATGGTAATACAACTGGTTTCCAGCTTCTATCTCATAGTGCTGCATTACAAAGTATCTCTATGGATTTAGGTAATGAATTAGTTTACCGTGAACTTGTTGGGGGAACAAAAGAAACATTGATAACAAATAGAAATATTTCAGGTTCAGTTCAGATAGAAGCAATGGCACTTGGTACAAAAGATTATTTTGCTGCTGCGTTGGCTGAAACTTCTGGTAACTTAACTTTCTTACATGGAACTGCTGCTGGTAATAAAGTACAAGTATCATCTACAAAAGCTGATATTGGAGATGTTGCATATGCAGAAATGGATGGAATACAAATGTTAGAAATTCCATACACACTTGTACCATCGACTGCAAATGATGAGGTTTCAATCGTCTACACATAAATACTTACTAAGTATTGACTACTAAGGTAGAGTGAAGAGGTATATATTTTAATTTATGGCATTTGTAAGAAAAAAGACCAAGGTATATTCTTGGCCTGTGGATATTAAAATTCCTAGCGAGACTAATTTGGGCAAATTTGATACAACAAGCTTTACTGGAAAATTTGTTCGTCTTTCGAGAAAAGAACTTGATACTTTTGAGTCGGTCACAGAGTTTGAGGCACTTAAAAAAGTGTTAGTTGGATGGGAAGATGTAAACGAAGAAGATGGTACACCGATAGAGTTCTCAGATAAAGTGTTAAAAGAATTTTCAGAAGATATAGATTTTGTAGCTGGTGTATTAGATGCTTTCAAAAAATTCTATGCAAATGCACAAGTGGGAAACTAACTGATGCTGCTTTATATTGGGCTTCGGGTGGCAAACAGGTAATAGATGAAACACAAAAAGACGCTGCTGCGTTTGGTGTAAAAATCGAGAAGCAACCAGAAGAAAAAACGGACTTTGAGGTGTTTCAAGAGAATTGGGATATTGTAATGATGTTTTTACGATGTCAGACACAATGGAACACAACCTTTGGAGGTGTTGTAGGATTAAAGTATGAAGTTCTAATACTTGATGGAGGACTGTTTGACCTCTATCATGTAAATAATCGTATTGAAATGCTAGAAGGATTACAAATCATGGAATCTGTGGCGATGAAAGAATTTAATAAGGAGAAGAAGTAGTGGCTGACAAAGTACAAAAAGTCACTCTTGCAATGAAACTTCAGGGGTTCGCCTCTCTGAAAAATATAGACAAAGATTTTAAAAAATTTAAAACTACATTAAAACTTACAACACCACAGTTAGACAAGCTTGTAAAATCAATAACTAAAGTTCATGGAAATACAAAATTAAGTAAGGTTGCATTTGAAGGTCAAATAGCTGCTTTAACAAAGCTAAAAAATAATGTTGGTATTGGTACTGTTGCTTATACAAAATTATCAGCCGAATTAGATAAAGTAAGAGCAAAGATGAACGCTGTTACGGCAGCAGCAGCACCGCAAGGGGGAATGTTTGCAAGGCTTAACACAAGATTTCAAAAGCTTGGGGTTGGAACAAGAGGCGCACTTGGAGCATTAGCTGGAACAGCAACAGCAGGTCTTGGTTCTACAGGTCAGCTTGCTTTTGCTGGAGGTGCAGTTGGTGGCCCGGCTGGTGCTTTAGTTGGTGCTAGTATTGGTGCTACAGTTGATGCTTTCAAAGGTGCTAGTTCTGCTGCAACGTATTCAGCAGAAATACAAAGATTAGAAATTGCACTTAAAGGTGTAACAAAAACTGAGGGGGCATTTGCTAAAGCACAAGGTATTATTGCTGCTACATCTAAACGATTAAATGTACCTATTCGTGATGCAACAAAGCAGTTTACACAATTATCTGCTTCTGTTATTGGTGCTGGAGGTACTTTAGATGATGCAAAATTAGTATTTAATGGTGTTACTGAAGCAATAAAAGCAACTGGTGGTGGTGCAGAAGATGTACAATCTGCGATTCGAGCAATGTCGCAGATCTTTGGTAAAGGTAAAGTATCTGCGGAAGAATTACAAGGACAGTTGGGCGAAAGATTAGCTGGGGCTGTTGTCAAATTTGCGGAGGCAAGTGGAAGAACTTTACAAGAATTACAGAAAGACTTAAGAGATGGAACTGTTGGCCTGACTGATGTCATGAAATTTGTAACAAAATTAAGCAAAGATCATAAGACGGCTGCTGAAGCTATGGCAGCTTCAAGTGTTGAGGCTGGATTAAGGATGCAAGTTGCTATGCAAGAACTACAACGAGAGTTAGGAGATTTACTTGTTCCAATAGGTGCTTTCTTCCAAAACGTAATTACTATGAGTATCAATGCAACAATATCGGTCTTGAATTTTCTTAAGGCTTTTGCAGATGAGGATGCTGGTTTATCTCCTTTAGAAAAAATGGAGGCTGATTTAGAAAGAATGAAGAAAAAATTAGCCTCTGGTAGAAAAGAGGTTGGAGGTACTTTAGGAGGAGGTTTTGCACTTGGAGGCCCAATATCTGTTGGACTTAAACCTGAAGAAATAGCACAATTAGAAAAAGACATTGCATCTCTTTCAGAACAAATTGACAAATTTAATAAAAAAAGCCAAAGTGCTTTTGGAAGTGTAGGTAAAGAGGGAAATAATCCTTTGCAACAATTTGCTAAGAGTGCATTTGATGTTACAAAACAAGTAGAACAATCATTTGTTAATGCTTTCAAAGGTATGGAGGATGCACTTGTTAAGTTTGTTACAACTGGAAAACTTAATTTTGCTGATTTAGCAAGATCTATAATTGCTGATATAACTCGAATCGCCGTTAGGGCATTTATAACTAAACCTTTGTTCGGTGCAATATTCCCTAACATTGATATTTCTAGTAGTGCAAAAGGAAACGTATTTGCAAAAAATAAAATTGTACCTTATGCAAAAGGTGGCATAGTTAACAAGCCAACATTATTCCCAATGGCAAACGGAATGGGGCTTATGGGAGAAGCTGGTCCGGAAGCAGTCATGCCATTGAAACGTGGTGCTAATGGGAAACTTGGAGTTATTTCTCAAGGTGGAGGCTCAACAAATATTGTTGTAAATGTTGATGCTTCTGGTTCTTCTGTTGAAGGTAATGAGCAAGAAGGAAGAGAACTTGGAAGATTAATATCAGCTGCTATACAATCAGAATTAATTAATCAAAAAAGGCCGGGAGGTTTATTGGCATAATGGCAACATTTCCAAATATAGATCCAAGTTATCCTGTAGAAAAAAAATCTGCTCCAATAACACGCACAGTGGTTTTTGCTGATGGTTATCAACATCGAATTACATTTGGTTTACCACAACATCAAAATCCTAAGATATTTGCATTTGTTTGGAAAAATTTATCAGAAACAGATTCAGATACAATAGAAACTTTCCTTGATGCTCGTGCCAATGATAATGATAGTTTTGATTATACACCGCCAAATGAGTCTTCTTCTATGAAATTTGTTTGTAGAAAATGGAGTAAAAGTATGGAATTTTCAAATCTTGCATCTATAAAGGCTACTTTTGAAGAGGTATTTGAACCATGACTACAGCTCCTATTATTAATGATCTACAAAAGATTAACCCATCGTCAATTATTGAATTATTCACTATTACAACTGACGCTTCTTTACATGGATCAGCTACAACTTATAGATTTCATGCTGGTACAAATAGAGTTGGGAATGGAGATATTATCTGGGCTGGTAATACTTATATAAAAATGCCAATACAAGCAGAGGGTTTTGCTTTTCAAAGAGGTCAACTTCCAAGACCAAAACTTATTGTTAGTAATGCTCTTGGAACAATTACCGCTATTTTATTAAATGTTAATTCTGTAACATCAGGTAATGACCTAACAGGTGCAACAGTTACAAGAATAAGAACACTTGCTCGTTTTTTAGATTCTATTAATTTCCCGGGTAATACAAATCCATTAGGCACACCAGATCCTACCTCAGAGTTTCCTAAAGAAATCTATAAAATAGATAGAAAATCAACAGAAAATAGAGAAATAGTTGAATTTGAATTAGCAGCAGTATTTGATTTGGCTGGTATTCGTGCGCCAAAAAGACAATGCACTAG